TATTGTTCTCCGTAAAAACAAAAAGGGGGCGGAATTGCTCCCTACCCCCATAATATCGCATAAAGTTATATATAGCGCAAGCTAATATTTAAAAAAGTTATTCCGCTCCAATATCCCCGGCGACGTGGTGGCGGATAATACTGCGCGGCGGTAAAGACTTGGCGAACCGTTTTAACTTTTCGCCGTCGGTCTCATCGGGCTGGGCGTGGTTGCTAGTCGCTACCCAATGCAGTCGAACGTTTCCGCCATCGGCGTAGCATCCGCCGCGGGTATCTTGGTCGGCGGCTTTATTCTTGGCAGCACCATGCGCAGTAAATCCAATAATAAAATCACGATCCAAACGTGCGCACAATGGGTCGCCGTTGCCACAATCGCGGCAGCTAAACCCGTCGCGGTATTCTGCTGGGCATCGCACAATCTTTTTATTAAAAGGCGCATCGCCTGATTTTTTGCCTTGCCAGAATTTATCGGGAACAACGCAAACCGACGGGACGCCGTTATAAATTGACGCGGATGCAGCGCCCAAAGTGTCGGCGCTAAAGTTAATCACGGTTTTACCTTTACGCAATTTTTTGCCCCAGCCATAAACGTTCGGATCAAAATGCGAGTAAGTAAACGATTGGCCTTTAGTCGGGACCGCATCCAAAAGCGCGTCCAAATAATTGGCGTCAATTTTGTTTGAACCTTTACCGCTGCAATTCATTTTGCAAGCCGCTGGGCAGGTCGCATATTTCTCCCCATCGCCAGCGCGATAAGTCACGGCGATGCCTTTGGTTTTTTCTGCTCTGCTAATTTCTACTGTCTTTAACATGGTTGCCCCCATAGTTGATATAAGATTTATCGCATACCTTAACCAATAAAAAACCCGGCGTCAACCGGGTTTAATTTTTTGCTTTTTTATTTACGCCTTCGTTGAACACGTTGTTGCGGTCTCTTTTGCGGGCGTGGTCTCCGCTGCTCACGTTCGAACTCTTCTACTGCGTCCGACCCATATCTAAGTTTTGCCCACCATCTAATCAAAAAAAACATTTATTAACCCCAATCTTTTTGTATGCCGTCTTCTTCGGCGGCGTTAAACCCACGAGTATAAGCGGCTATTTCTTCTGCGCTCATATCCTTGAGTTCAATTTTTTCACTGCTATGCGTCGCGCCTTCAAAATAATGCGGGTCGAATGCTCGACCATAATAGTAATCAGCACCCCCACGATCATAAGGACCACCGTGACGTTGGTCATAACGGCTCGAATCAAACCGGTCTTTTTCTAATACTGTCATATTAACCTCCGTAGTTTTATTGACTATGGGATGATATGCGATGTTGTGGGACAAATCAAGCTAAATATTTCTGACCAATCTACTCGACCCTCCACGTGGTGGTAGGGATCAACTTTTAACCCTTCCATTTTAAGGTCTACTGCGTCAGCACCTTTGTATAAAAAAAATTGTTCTGGCAGATTTTTTGTCTTGTGCTTTTTAACCATGACCCAAACACTGCCGTGCCCATGATTAGTTAGCCATGCAACTTGGTGGGGTCGTAAATCTACCGCATTGCCTGCGGTTGCTTTCAATTCTACAAAGTGGAAATTACCAAACTCATCTAACAAAACTACGTCCGGCACTCCGGGCATTGCCCACGTTTCTAACCGAGTCGCTTTAATGTTGCGTCCGGTTTTCTCCATCCCCGTCTTCATCTGCCTCCAGAAGTCGGCCTCTCGCTTTGTCGCGGTTTTGGGGATTGCTCTCTCCTTCGGGAGTAACGTCGATAGTAATCGGGGCATAGCTTTGTTTTATCTCCTTGAGTGCTTTCAAGACTTCATCCTTACTCATACTGTCGATGCTGCCTGTTCTTATTTCACTCTTGCTTACATAGATGTCGCCTTGCGCTTGCCCGCGTCTATATTCGGCTTGGACGGCTGCACTGTATGCGCCGTTGGTTAATGCCATATCACGAATGGTTTGCAGGTCTCGCAAATGGCGTTGGTAGTTGACCCCAAACTTTTCATCCAGTTCGGCACGATATGCTTGGATCGCGTGAACAACATGGGGGCTAATATTTGCATTGGTTAGCTCATACGCTCTAGTGTGGGCGGAGCTAACAGGATACCCGGCATTAATCGCCGCTTCTCTCATAGTGATCTGCCCATCTTTAGAAACCAGTTCTTTAACAAACAGTTCCTGCTTACGGGTCAAAGGTTGTGCTTTTGTTGCGCGGGGCCTACCTGCCTTCTTTTTTACAGCAGGTGGTGCAGACTTTGGTGCGGGCATTTTAATTCTCCAGTTATTAAACGATAGTTTGCCACAACTTAGCCCGCTTTAGTATATATAGACAAGAAAATAAAAATAAATGAAAAAACTTTTTGAGCCCTTATACGCAATTCTGCTCTTTTGGTTACATAAACTTTAGTACGGTTACTTTTTTGTTTCTTACTTATGTAACTGTATATCTCTATATATAACAAGGGTTTAACTGCTCTGGTTACACGGTTACACCGGTTACACCTATTTTCACTAAAAATATTATTTCTTATTTATATCTCTATATATACAGAAACCCCGTTAACTATGTACCGTGAGCCGTGAATGTTGGATAATCCCAGACGGCCCGGCCTCTGGCACTCCTAAAGCCGGTTTGCGTTTTCGCATTCGGGAACCAAAGACTGGGGGTCGGGCCACCAGTTACTTGAACAGCCAGACGGCTAGACCTGCAAGCAATCCACCTATTACAGCCATGATCGAATACTTATGTTCTTCGGTCCATGGTGTTTTGACGGGTGAAGCGTATTCATACCAGTGTGTATCGGTATCTTCTATTGGGGGATTTGCTACGGCATCTGCTGCGTTGTGCGCTTTAACGTGGTCTAGGACCTCGCCTTTCTTCCAGCGATTAACGAGCTTTGGTCCGCGGGTCGCGGTTGTTGGTACTTTAGTAGGTGCTGGGAACTCACCCAGTTTGACCTTTCGGTACACGGTTGGTTTAGATACGCCTGCTACCTCGCAGACTTCATCTATGGTTAGTAGTGCTTTCATGGTTTTCCTCTCTTAATTTTTTGCGTCGTTGAAACTCTCGTTCTTTGTCTTGAACAATCAAATACGCACCCCGGAACATAAACCCCAAAAATGCTCCGAAGAGCATAAATGAGAGGGCTTCTAGGGTTAGCCCTGTAAAATCCGTTGCCACGCTTTTTCGATCTCTAGTGATCTTTGCAAACGTTCTTTGGGTTTTAATCTTTCATCGCATTCGGCTTTATCTAGCGACTCGTTCACCACCTTATTGATGGTTGATACGGCCCAAGACCATTCGATGTCGCTTACTCGCTTTTCGGCTTCCACGTGTCTACCTCCACATACCAGTTACCCGGTTTATTTTTACTGTCTAAAACTTGCGCGTTTACCCACTCATCGGTTTGTTCCGTGAGCCATGAAAGGAGTTCTGCGCGGTTTATGTTGATGTTTGCTTTCACAAAATCAGGTGCATTGTCGCGTGGCTTTTGTATTCTTAGCCCGTTTACAAAAATTTTATCTGCCATTTACTACTCCTAAAAAAGAATGACCCCAGCCGGGGGCAACCGTACTGGGGTCAGGGTCAACTACGGAGAACATGATTCACATGCTCAGACACAGTATAGGTCCAATGTATGGGATAAGCAACACTTAATCGCATATCCTTGGCATCCTATTTTTGCAGTCTTCCAACGCTTCTGTGGCTGATTGTCTAAACTCACCGCGATAAACCTCTTTACCGTGTTCATCTTTGATGATGGGTAGATAGCCAAAACCTTGATTGTCCCGCGTTACGGGTAAGAAACCTTCACCACCAACTACTCTGACGATGAGGTCGTAATTCATCGTTGTTGGTCGTCTTGTTCGACGGCTGCGCTTTGTTTAGCAGCTTCTTTGTACCACTCAAAGACTAGCCGTAGCTGTCCGCCGATGGTTCGGCCTTCTGCTTTCGACAGTTCTTTTATCTCTTCATACACCTCGCGTGGTACGAGAATGCTTTTCCAACGTGTTGTATCCATTAAAACTCTCCGATGCCCCCGGAATATATATCTACGATAATATAGGAACATATATAACAATGCAAGAAAAACCCCGCAAGTGCAGGGTTTCAAGGTTATTTTGCTTCACCCCACGATGGTCCTATCTCCACATCACACTTTGAAGGCACTTCAAGCGGGACAGCCTCCACCATAACTTTGGCCACGGCGTTTGCTTCATCGACATTTTTAACGGACATTGCAATCTCATCGTGTATCTGGAGCATGGGCAGAATGCCTTGCTTGTATAGATCGACCATCGCTTTTTTCGTCATATCCGCAGCAGATGCTTGGATTAAACGATTGAGCGCCTTGTAGGTATAAGCCCGCTTTAGTCGGGTTGTGGGCCCATATTCGTCAACCGCTTCCCGGTAAGGCATAGCTTTGTTCATAGCAAACGTATCGGGTTCCCACAGATCGAACCGGCACTTACGTCCCAGCAGCGAGGTCAGTGATCCGCCCGACGATTTCTCGTTCAGTCGATTCATAACGCCCGTCATCAAACCTTTAACAAACGGTACGCGGTCGTGGTATTGCTTCGTCAGCTTTTTAGCTTCCTCCACCGACACGTCCAGTTGTTCGGACAATTTGTTTACACCCATCCCATACATCATGCCGAGGTTGATAGTCTTGGCCTGCTTCCGTGGAATGTTAGCCATCTCCGCGACCATTGTATGGAAGTCCGTAGCTGGATCATTGTTGTATGCTTTTACAAAATCGGCTGCACCTTCTAGCGGAACGCCTCGCGTTTTACCGTATACATGCGCATAATGTACCAAGATGCGCGGTTCTTGTTGCGAGAAGTCAATGGCCGCCCACTGCTCACCTTCTTCTGGAAGAAATAACGAACGAATCATTGGCCCCAACTCTGGATCGCGGGCCGGGATTTGCTGCAAATTAGGATTGGACATGGAGATGCGGCCTGATACGGTTCCTCCATCGTCAGAACGGATTTGATTTATATGGGAGTGTATTCGACCATCAGCGTGGCAGTGTTTCATGATTGTATTGATGAAAGTGCCGGATGTCTTATTAAGGTTCCTAGCTTGGGTCACGAGTTGCGCGAGTGGATGCTCATGCTCTTGGAGGAAGAGTTTAGTGAAACTAGGTGCGCCCTTCTCAGTACGTGGGTAGTGGACTCCGACTTTATCGAACGCTTTAGCGAGAGATTGAGCAGCCCAGATTTCAACATTACTGCCGCTGATGCGCTTGATCTCCTTGAGGACATCCCGTTCCCGCTTGAGCAGGCTATCCCGCGTTCGCTCGACCTTCTCCGTATCAACCCTTACTCCTCGCATCGTCATGTCAACAAGACATGGGAGGAGGTCAAGTTCGAGATTAGCGATAGACCACAAGCTTTCTTTGCCAAGTTGAACGGAGAAGTAATTCCAGAGTTCGAGGGTAAGTTCAGCGTCACCCTCCGCATACGGTCCAACGTACATGGCGGGCATCTTCCACATTTCTGCTTTCGGATCGACTCCGAATTGCCGCGCCGCCTCCACTAAACCTTTTTCTGATTTAACTTTACCTAAGTGATCGTAGGCCAAAGCGTTGAGGCTGTAGCTAAATCTGTTTTCATCCAGTAATGACGCTATGACCATCGTGTCGATGATCCGGCCATTCACCTGAAAGCCCATCTTCTTAATCCAGCCCAAGTCATACTGTGCGTTGTGCATGATCTTATCGGCAGGACATTCAAAGACTTTCTTCAGCCATTTGTTAACTTGCTTTTCATCTAAGTTACCGCCGCCGAAATGACGGATAGGTATGTAACCTGACCAATCATCAACTGCAATGGCGTAACCCACCACCTCACCATCACCTGTAGGCCAACCGGGGCCGTGCTTCTTCAGGTTTGGATCGCGTGTTTCCACGTCGATAGCTATCTTTTTTGCAGACGTTAAGTCTGGTAGTTCGATGGGTGGTATCCACTCACTTTTTGGAGCGAACATTGCCATTTGTAATTTTGCCATTAGGTGTTTCCTTATGTGTGAACTCTGCCCCAAGGGCCGTGTATCCTGCTTTATCTAACCACGAATCAGTGTGGTCAATCGTTTCTATTAGGCGACTGGTCTTTACCCAGTCCATCATCAAAGCCACGTGGGCCGCGGTCAGATAACCGTGCGAAACCATCGCGCCTTTTATTATTTCGTTCCAACCAACGGCAATCCTGTTGTGGTTGTGATAAGCATCGCCATAATCCTTTGCGCGTTGCCCATTAATAAGCTTTTCCGCTTCACGCAGAACGTCTTCTCGTTTCATTTTTAATGTACCGTTTGATTAAGGGGACCGAACACGCACCATTCGTTAAGTTCTTTGTCCCAAGTGAGAGTGAGACCGGGCATGTCTTCATCCTTAATATTAGGATTATCCCAGTCACGAAGTGTTGGGTCTTGAATAGCCCCGTACTCCTCTTTGATGGCCTCAAGCATTTCTTGATATTTGGTTAGTGTTATTTTTTTCATAGGTCATAGCTCCGTGAAACATCTTCAGCATCTACTATATATAAGTTCTGCTTTGCTCGGGTTACGCCCACGTAAAAAACGCGATGTGTATCATCCGGGTTCTGTTGAAATTGTGTATCGGCTGCTGGACTAAGGTCCGTGAACAGCACAACGTTGTCCGCTTCACCACCTTTTGATCCGTGGATCGTGGACGCTGTGATACGGGGAATGCCGTTAAACTTCTCACCTCTTCGCAGCAGTGCCGTGACATACGCTCGGTCAGTATCAGGCAGCTTGTCCATAGCTTCGGACCAGATCATATGCTTTTCAGCAAGCAGGCCATGGTTAGCGACTAATGTTTCAAACGTTACGAGGTCTTCATCGGCTACACCCGGCAGCTTTTTAAACCCACGTGTTACCCGCTCGCCTATCGACATGTAGCTAAACACGACACGTGCAACCTTGCCGGATATTTCTTTTCCGCGGCGCATTTGTTCCCAACCGTTAACAGCTTCACTTACCTTTTCACTGATGGACCGTCTTCCGCGGTAGTTGAACAGGTAGCCGTTTGACTTCAGGTCGTGAGCAACGGGCGTTAATTGGTATCCAGCCTGCGATAAAATTAGCCAATCCCCTTGCGCCATGTCCAAAGAGTTTATAGTAGTGATTCGCGTCACATTGCCGGGTTCGGATCGCGGTTCATATGCTTTTGGAAAGCGCCTGCCAATGCGACGCACGACATTCTCTGCCACGTCATGCACGTTCTTAGGTATTCGATAAGACTGTGACAGTATTTCCGAACCACCGGGTAAGTTAATAAAATGGTCTACATCTGCACCCGCCCATCGGTAGATGGCTTGATCGTCATCACCTGCGCAGTACATCTTCTTAGATCGACTATCTAAAAGATGAGCTATGTCCCACTGTAACGGGGACAAGTCTTGCGCTTCGTCTAAAAAACATAAATCAAACTCCGGGCAGAACTGGGCACCACCTTGTGCAAACTGCTCCAGCATGTCGGTAAAGTCGTACA